ATGCCGGGTTTGCCACCAGCATGAATCAAGATGTTCACGTTGGTCTTAGCTTTACCGCCAGACTTACGAGCAATACGGCCACCAGTGGGGCGTGTCCCGCCAGTATAGTTACCGCCGCCTTCAGCTTTTCCGGTACGGGCTGCTGACTTAACCATCTTCTTGATGAGGGCCTTATCTTCTGCCACATCCTCATGCTTTTCGGCTTTTCCGCCAGATTTACGCATGGGAGAAAGCAAGCCTTTTTTGAGCCCTCCAAACTGCATCATGGAAGATGGAACATTCCCACGAGAGTTAGCTGCTCCCATCATTGCAGCAGCAGTGGCGCGGGGATCTGTAAGACCACCACCAGCCTTGCCTGTGCGTCCACCGGATTTGCGTCCAGATTGAGCTGCTTCAAGGCGCTTCCTGTATTCTGCATCTGTTGTCTGGTTGTCTTGAGAAGCTGTATTTTTGCCATCACCAGCGCCACCATCAGCTTTATGAGTGCGACCACCATGCTTAAGACCGCCAATATGGGGTTCACCCAATTCAGCATTGGCTTCTTTGACATTGCGGTTAATCTTAGCATCGACCCATTGCTTGGCTTCATTGCTAGGCTTGCGGGGTGCTTTTCCCATATTAGCTTTAACAACATCACCAGCAACTTTACCGCCGCGTTTAAACGCACGAGGAGAAACTGGGCGCAAACCCGTTTTTGCCTCTGTGTTCATTACTGGCTCTGTCCAACCACTGGCATCAATGCTGCCTTTATTGGGCGATACCATCCTCTGAGCTTTTGCTTTACTGGCTTCACGAGCCTGCTTTGCCATTTCCGACATACTACTCTCCTAGCTAGGATTACCGGTGCGTCCACCGTGCCGCTTTTGCCTTTTTCACGGACCTATCAGCAGCGTCAGATCCGAATTTAGAAGATACCCTAAGTGCATGATTTACGAAAGTATCATTTCTTCTTACATTAATTCTACCGCCGCGTTTTTCATCGGGCGAGCCCCCACCGCCTTCTGGCGCTCCACCGCCACCATCGCCTTCAAGGCCGCTGCCTTCTTGGCCTGTACCTTCAGGGGCATTACCTTCAACCTCAACACCGCCGGGTGGCCCGTAATCGGCTTTGTCATCTTCGCCAAACAAAGATGTACCACCTGCCAGAACATCAGCATTGATTGCAGCAGAAGCACCGGCGGGTGTCAGACCGCCATAACTAACCGACTCTGGGCTAGTGCCGACAAGAGCGGGGTCACTAGTAAAAGATGGGGAGTTGTAATTGCTAATATCAGTTAATCCAGTGATGGGATTAGATTCAAAACCGCGACTGCCCATGCGGTCACTTTCTGCCTGCCAAGCAGCATTTTTGTCGGCATCACTGACACGATCAAAACCAAGCATTTCAGCCTGTGTCTGGTTCAATGAAGGACCATATTTATCAGACCCAAATGTGTAATCCGGCACAACGTCCACAGACATTGGCATTTGATTTAGGCCAGAAATTTGACCCTGCTGCGGCGCTCCTCCGGGAAATCCAGTAGCAGATCCGGGCATTGAACCAACATTTGGCGCAGCACCTTGAGCGCCTAGCGTATTAGAATACGGAGCCATTACATCAGAGTACGGCTGAAAGCCCGACATTGATAATGTCGGTGCTGCATTTTGGAATGATTGATTTACTCCAGCAGACGGCCCAAACATCATGCTTGTTGCAGTTTGAGCTTGTGCAGGGGTTGTAGCAGAGGTTGCAATAGGTGCAGGTATTTGAGCTGGCGGCACTTCTTCAGCAACTGTAATGCCACGAGTCGCTTGAGGCGCTGGTGCAGCCGGAGCGGCTGGCGCAGACAAAGTAACCGGAGCTGCTGCTGTCGTTACAATAGGGCTATTGTAAGCCTTAAACTCTTCTTCGGTTGGCCTTGAAGGAGGCAACGGCATATCAACGTATTGTGGCGCTGGCGCAGACGGAGTAACTGGGGCGGCTGGGGCTGTTGCTGTCGTCACAGTAGGGCTGTTGTACGCCTGAAATTCTTCTTCAGACGGCCTTGAAGGAGGCAATGGCATGTCAACATATTGCGGCGCTGGGGTAAAAGCATTTGTTACAGCGTTAAATCCGCTTTTTGCTGTATCTACAACAGTGTTGCCTACGCCCTTAGCCGCGTCAACAATTGAATTGCCAGCTCCCTTAGCCGCATCCATGATGCCGCTAATTACGCCAGAACGATCTGCATTGTCTTTGTTACCAAACATAGAGTTATCACCGCGAGCTGCTCCAGCGTTAATAGCTGCTGCCATATCTGCGATAGTAGCTGGTTGCGAACCTGCTATTGTTGGGTCGCCTGAATCTTCCGCATTTAATTTCTTAGCAATTTCAAGAGCTTGTTGTTTCTTTTTTTCTTCTTCCGTTAACGGTGTAACAGTGCCATCGGTTGCGTAGTGATGGCGAAGCATCCGCAAAGCGTGTTCAACTACGCCACCGTGTGCTTTAACATATTCGCCTTCTGCGGCCAACGAACCGGGTTCGACTTCTGCAAGAGAACTTTTGCCTTGCTCCTGCATTCTTCTTTGTATCTCAGCCGTTAAATCATCCTCGCCTGCGTTTGCATCCGTTGGTTGCATAACAACATACCGAGCTAACATAGGACCGGGCATAACGGCTGTAGCGCCCATTTCAGCAGCATTACCCCAAAGCTCATGGGGTTTTTCTTGGGCATAACGATATAAGTTGCCGGGAGCTTCTTTAGCTGTGTCCCATGCTTCTTCTCCTAAAACTTTCATTGTAGCTAAAGGATCGACACGCATGGCTTGCACAACATTTGAATCGGCAACATTGCGGGCAACGCGCTTGGCATTCTCCCAACGATCCTCAAAGAAGCCGATTGGGTCTTCAACCAAATAGCGTTCTTTTTTGGACTTTTGCATGTTAGTGACCGCGCATTAGCATGTGATGGATGATCTCAAGAGCTTTATGCACAACTGCATCGCGGTTCATCCCGCCCTTTGCAGTCCCGCCGCGTTTCATATTGTCTGGATCACTTGCCAATCCAGAACGGCCAATGAAAGGCGTATCATTCTTTTCGTACTCTTGCATTTGTTTGCTGGCACGAAAGAAATCTGATGCACGATCAGGATCACCCCAGTATATTTCTTTGGGACGTTGCGGAGGCAAAGGGACATTTGCAGGTGCAGGTCTAACTGTTTTAGCAACTTCTACCGGCTCACGGAGCTGCGCGGGTGTCCCAGCGGGGCCAGTCAATCCAGTAAAATCTTGGCTGCGGCGAAGTTGACCTGTTTCGGGGTCTTGTTCCCAACTGTCGCCGGATGGAGCAGCACTAGGAGCTGGTGGGTTTGGTGCAGATTCTACTGATGGATACGGCTTGCTTCCAAACAATGTACTGGCAGCACCTAAAGCTCCCAAACCAACAACAGGGGCAACCCAATCTGAACCCGTTGCACCGGATTTGGCACGAGGCGGAATTGGGGGACGGCCTTGTGGGCGGTTGAACTGCTCCACAATAGCAGGCAATTTGGTTTCTGGAAGAAGCTGAAAATTAGGCTTATAATCTTCAGCTTTAGGAGTTGTAACCAATTCGGTGCTAGGGGTATTTAACCGATCTTGATCCCTAATTTTTTGCAGCTTTGACCCTAATGAATTGGCAGCTTTCTCGATTTCTGCCGGAGCCATCGCCGGAACCATTCTGCCACCGGGACCGCGAACTGAAAGCCCGGTTCCTTGCTGGTTAACATAACGGCCATTAACAATGCCCCAAGCATTTGATGGCGCTAGTGGGTCTCTGGAGCGAATAAGTTGACCAATAGCACCTGCGCGAAACTCGCCAGTTGTACCACGATCTAAAATGTTCCAAAGACTTTTAGGGTCAAATTCAGCCATCAGAGTTCTCCAGTTTTCTTGCCGTCCAGCGTAGGCTCATTACCCTCTAACCGCTGTAACATTGCAGGATCAATAACTTTGTCAACATAACCCAATGCTTGCGGGTTACGAGACACTTCTTCTGCCAGTTTGATCGCTGCTAGGCGTTCACGGCTTTCCCGGTCCCTCTTACGGTTAACTGCGTCCAGCATTGCGTCCTCTTGGCGCTGGCGAATGTCATCCGCCCTGAGCTGGAAGTCTATCATCTTGGCTTTGTCTAAGCCGCCATCCTCACCACCACCAGACTCAAGCTGCAACCTTTGTTGTTCCAGTTCGATCTGGGCTTGAGTTTCTTTGGCGCGTGTCTGGCTGTCCAACATACGAGCATCCGAGTTTTGCTTTTCGTTTGCCATTTTGGCTTGCGCTTGGATAAGTTCTGGCGGGGGTTTGCCTTGTGAGCTGGGGGGAGCCATAAATTGTTGGGGGTTGCTCCAACCAAGAGCTTGAAGTGCTGCAACATCAATTGCAATGGGGTCATACATGGACGGGTTTTGCGATTGCAGTTGCTTCAACGCAGTAATCTTCATCATGCGTTGAGCATGATTGGATGTGTTAGGATCTGCTTGTGGAACAATATTGCAGTCATCCAACGCCTGTAAAAATGTTTCTTCATCCCATTGATAAGCAGGGCGGCGGTTACGTTGCCAGAAACTTTCGGGATGTTCTCTAAAGCAACGTGCAAGTAACTGGAACTCTTCAGCTTGTGCTGCATGAAGGCGCTTATGAACTGAGTTCAAGACCTTAGTGGCTTGCTCGATCATGGCAAGCGTAGTCCCAACAGGTGCGTCAGCCTTACCTTCTCCAACTTGCGTCTCGGATGTACCGCCAATACGCATACCTGTTTCAGCCATATTGTTTACCAGATTCATCAAAGCGCCTGACGGTTCTTTGTATGGCAATGGCATAATGGCTTGGCTGATTGGCATCCCGTTAGTTTTAACTAGCGCGGCTCCACCGGGTGGGACACGGAAGATGTTTGTATTTTGTCGAGCACCCGTATCTGCCATGAGGAAGCCGGGGAAGTTAGAATACATCCCAGCATCAAGAAGCTCGCGCCAAGCAGCCGTAATGGCATTAGTAGTATTGCCCAAGATATGTAGCAGACCAATATCATAGAAACCAAAACCGGGGACAAAAGTGTACTTAACAAAGTTTGTTCTGGCTTCCGGCAGTTCTGCGTCATCTTCGTCATAATTTCTAACAATGGATAGAACCTTCTTGGATGTAACATCAATAGTAACGGTATATGGCAACTCAAGGCCGGTTACTTTGCCTTTGAGCTTATGTTCAAAGCCGGGAATATCCAGCTCGCAATAACATTCATAGATCTCACGGTCGCGATCTTCTGGACGCAAAGAGCCAACTTCAATGCCTTGCTGGGATTTTTCTTCCCGCTGAACACTATCAAGTGACATTTCGGAAGGAGGCGGCAAATCAATATCGCGGTACACGCCTAAGATCTGTAACCGCTTGACTGTTGAGGGTTTGAGATTTGTGCGGTGTGTGACACGGCGAGCATTTCGCAGATCAGTTGCGGCATTATTCACTATAAGATCATTTGCGTCCACAGTTTCGCTGACCGGGCGATTACGCAGCGGGCAATAGTAAACCTTCTTGAATGCTGTGCCACCAAACCCCAAAGACAAAAGCATACGATCTGTGTCTGGATAGTATTCAGTAGCTACAGCCGTCAGGAAGTGATTCAGATCCCGCTCAAGAGCATTGGCTCTTTGATCTTCCTGCAAGTCGGCATTATTATTGTCATTGCGGATCTTGACTGGCCCATCGGTGGGCAACAGTTCTGATCTGGCATTGGCTTGAAACCGCAGCACTGCTTCCAAAAGAAGTGGATGACGCACACGGCTCATGCCTTCAACGGGCGCACCATCAGCAGATCCACCTAGTCCGGGAATCTCTAGCTTAAGACCCAACAGCTTGATGCCATTGGCGCGATCCTCAATCCAATCTCTGCGGCTGGTTAAATCATCTTCTATTCCGCGCAGTAACTCGCTAGCAATGTTTTCAAGATTGCCGTCAGCAATATCATCTGCAAGATTATCGAACCACCCGGTAGGTCCCCGATCAGCAGCGCGAGAGATAGGGCTGCCGTCAAGAGAAATTGTGATAGCGCCATCGGGATGCTCGATTGTTAAAATGTTACCATCATTGTCGGTATTAAATTGGTCAGAGTCTTCATCAGATGACTCAATGACAATATCGGCATCATCTTGCAAATCTGGCTCAGGTTCAGCCAATTCGCGGATGTTAGGTGATAATCCGGGCACTATGGGCATAGTTAAGCCTTTGTATCTGATAGAGATTCCATTTCCTCAACGAAGCGCCGGATTCCCTCTTGAGCTGCAACAGTATCACTTTTCGCATCAATAGTATAGACGCGCACAAAATCATAGGGCTCATAACCCCATGCCTCAACACGATATTCTGTCAAACCAACAAATGGCGGAACAGCTTCTCGGACAACATCTACAATAGCACGGCAACGAACTTGAGTCATAATGTCACAACCTAAATCGGATATAGGGGTTGAAGATTATTGTTTCCTTCGAACCGCATACTGGATTCAACTTCTGCGGCCCATTCGATACTTCTAGTAAGCACACCAATGTCTCGCAAGTGTTTTATACCCATTGAGACGGTATCTACCAAGTCATCGTGTCTGCCTTTTGGAAACTGGCTGGTCTGGTCTATGACCATTTGAGCCCATACCTTTGATGGGGCGTACACCATCTTTTCGGCAAACAAATGCTGGATTGAATAGAGCCGTGCCATTTTGTCCATGCCTTTTGGATCTTTTAGCATTACTCCAAAATTCTCGCTACCATAAATCCGGCGTATTTCTTGAGCGACAGAATGACCGGCGGCTTTATTTTCAATGAGGAGTACGTCTACTTTCATTTTGCGGCAAGTCGCGGCAACCTTTGCAACCAACTCGTGGATTTCGAGTTTGGCTTGCCATGCGTCCATGAGCATGACTTTCGGAAAGTCCTGATCCGAAAAATCTTTCGCATAACGTACCCTAACGGCTTCATCGAAGAGTGCTGATTGAGCATCAATGTTTTGCATCTTGCCATCTTTTGTCATCCCATTGCGGCTACTGTAACCTGTAATATTGTCAAACGGGTTTTGGCTGTTAGCTGTATCACGAGTAAAGACACCCCAGACTGTCATGGCACTGAAATCATTTTCCTGCTTGGTTGTGTATGCAGTATCAAGTGACGCAATAACATAAGACATATCCGGGTATACGGGTGAACTCCAAAGCTGCCACCATTCATCCTTAATAATACCGCCGCCTTTAGGGCTGGGGCGCTGCTGGAGCTGGCCTGCTGATCGCGGACCCAGTTGTTTTTCCAATAGGGTGACTTCTTTGTCAGCAAAACGATCTGGCCAAAGAAATGTTCCTTCACGCAATGTCAATTCAGCAGCAGCGTCAGGATCTCTTGGATGCCGTGTTCCGTCCTCATCGACAAAGACCAACGGTTCTCCCTGCTCATCTAGACCGCGAGGGTCATTCCAGCCAATCTGCGTGACAGAATGTCTGTTCCATTCATAGCGCATCGGCAAACACAGATGCGTCCATTCACCAACATCTTTTGACAAAATGTGTCCAGTTAAATCTAATTCCGACAATCTTTGCTGAATAACAATAAATGCGCCTGTCTTCATGTCATTAAGACGGGTCGACATTGTGCCATCCCACCATTCGGTTGTGGTAAAGATGGATGCCTCAGAATAGGCTTCGTTGGCTGCATTGGGATCATCGATCACAATAATATTACCACCTTCACCCGTTACACGAGCTTCAACGGCAGTAATCAATCTTTCCCCATTCTGGTCATTGGCAAAACGTCCCTTAGTATTCTGGTCAGAGACAAGCTGGAACCTATCGCCCCATAGGGACTGATACCATGCTGACTCGATCAGTCTGCGGCATTTAACGGAGTCCCTGAGTGCCAAAGAGTGGGCATATGAGGCGTGTAGCAATTGTACACCGGGACCCGAAGTGGAGCTTTGATTTCTTTGGGTCCATACCCATGCAGGAAAGGCTACGGAGGTTATGGATGACTTTCCCATACGGGGAGGTATGTTGATTATCAACCGTTTGATCTGACCATCTACAACCGCCTCAAGGTGTTCTGCGATAGCTTGCATTGGCCAACCATCCGAAAATGGGGAGGCATCAATATACTTCCATGACTTTTGCAGGAACGTATACAGGCTATCTTCGCAATCGGCCTTATCCAGATCCCGCAATTGATCTTCGATATTAACAAGGGACCCATCAATATTGATAAGTGTCATTTTTAAAGACCTGTTCCAAATTACACAACAATTGCACTAACACTGCGTCCAGAGATTTGCCGGTGCTGTAATATATACCATGCGACTCCCACATATTCTGCGTCATATCGTCATTGACATATTCGGCAATCCATATGCCGTCATCATCACGGTATATAGCTAACTCCCTATTAGGGACGTTATAAGCTAGTAATTTTGCTATTACGTCATCCATAGGGGACCCTAACACAAAGTTATGTCAAGTCAATCTATACAAAGGTAAGGAATATTCCTTACATACAATCGGGGGGACCCGGCTGCAAAGCAACTTGGCTGCATAGAGGTTATAGGGGACCCTATACATACATAACAACATAGGGGACCCATAGGTAGGGGGACCCATAGCTATATAGGGGAGGGGACCCATGTCAAAATGTCAAAGGGACCCGTAGTTGGTTTTTGGGGGCTATGTCGGGGAGATGGAGGAACCATTACCATGACGGGGCCTTTCTATTAGGCGGGGGTACGGGTGGTCGATGGTCAGGGGCCCTAACTCTCGTCTGACGTTTTGTCGCGATCATGCTCTATGACATTGTGACCATCACGCGCTGCAAGCAAAGCTTTTCGCAACACATCGCGCTGGCTTGCGTCCAACACTGCGCTGTCAATTGTCACTGTGACACTTCGCATCTGGATTGCGCCGCCGTCTGCACCTGTCAATTCCATGCGGGAAAGATCGCCGTACTTCTTCGGTAGCATTTTGCCAATGGCTTTGATGCGCGTTTCGATCATGAGCCTTGCGTGTTGGATGTTATCGTTTGCAGAGACTTCATCTGTCATTTTGTCGGGGCTTAGAGCTTCATCCGCAATTGATACGCATTGATCGAGTAGCGCATCGCAAAGCCTTTCCCGTGCGCGTGTGTAATCATCCCTGAAAGAGGCCTTTGACGCATCATTCAACCATCGCATAACGCTAGACACCGCTGGCATATGCGGCAATTCACATATCTTTTCCAATGATTGCCCCTGTCCCATGCGCTCGCATATTTCCGTTGCGATCGCGTCACTATAAGGGACAGGCGAAGCTCTCTGTCTCAATGCGACAATAGCATTGTCGGCCTTGTCGTTTATCTGTCCCTTTACGTCCCTTTCTAATCCGGCCCACTTTAAACGATTGGCCTCTCTCTTTGCTTCTCTTGCCTTTTGTCTCTCTCTCTTTGCTTCTTCTGTATCCTTAACCATAATCTCTCCCCTATGCGGCCAAGCTGTTTCGCAGCAATTTCCTGCAAACAAGTCTTAAAACGAGAACAAAACACGAAACCGTCACCCATGCGACATAATGACAATGCCGGTATGACTGCACCCGCAATTGCAAAAGCCCCTCAAAAGCCTTTAAAACCCGTTTAAATTAATTGTAATGAATTGCTTGACAATGTAAAGACTAGATTAACAATCAACCACAAGTGTAAAAAAGACATTACAAACATTCTTAATTATTTACTTGGCGATATTTTGTCTTTATTATATTGTCATATTGTCACCTAAACAAAAGGACTAAACTAATGACCCTTATTGCAAAATACCCCTCAAAGAAAGAGTGCAAAGCAAATATTGGCAAGCCTTTGCGTTATATTGAGACTAGCATTTTCGGACCCGAATATAAAGACAATGGCACAATAACAGTCGCAAATCGGCCACATATTACTAATCTAGGGCGCGAATGGTTCGGACAAGTCACACTAAAGGACGGGATTATTACTGCAGTGAAATAAACCAAATATAATAAATCAAAAGACTAGGGCCCTATACGGGCCCTATTTCTTTGCCTATTGCTAGCTATTGGCCACCACATTGGCTTTGCGCTTTTGAACCCCGTGCACGGGGAAACCAATGATTGCTTTGCGCTCTTTTGAGCATATGCCGCATGACATGCAAGTCACATCGTCCCGATAGGTAGCAGGACAAATCACGACTTTGCGCCCCTGTGGCGTTATAATATCGTCGCTTGGCTTGGCGCTTTCTGGCAAGATTGTGACAACGGGCGCAATGCCAGTGTCATAAAGCCTATCCGCATGTTCAAGATTATTAGCGCTTAAGTTAATCCTAAAGCCTAATTCATTGGCTTTTTTTATAGCTTGTTTATTAGTTTCATTGTTTAAAATATCATAATGAGTATATGTGAAGCCTCTCTTGCCTTTGTTAGCCTTAACCAATTGAGACAATGTTTCGCTGTCAATATTGATTTTGTCTCGGCTTGGCAGGTCACCAGCTTGATTGTGACGCCAAAGCGTGCCTTTAGGCAATTTTGAGACTGATTTCAGGAATGCTTGCCACCCAATGCTTGCGCTTCCGCTTGTGACTTTGGCCCAAAACATTCCCAATGGTCCGCCGCTTCCGTAACAGCCATTGTCACGCAATGGACAACCGATTGGGCAAGTCTCATAGGTCGTTGTAGAGACTGGAATTGGACCAGTCTTTGCATTGCGCGAAAAGCGTGTAAAGGCAACATTGTAAGACATATTAAACCCCATAAAATAAGTGACATAATGACAATAGCTAAGCATTGTCATTATGTCAATTGATATTTGAGCCTTTGGGCCATTAACGCAAAAGCGAATCGCGCTCTTGCTGGCAAGCCTGTTGATAATCTTTCCAATGCTTAAGCACAAAAGTGGAAGCCTCAAGCCTATCTTGCTCTTGTTTTGTGTTAAGATATGAACCAAAAGTGAGTGCAATTGCCATATTTTGGACTTCATATCGAGCCCGATTAATACCTAAAATCGAGATTGCTTGGTCAATGGTCATTGGTCGTTTCCTTTTCAACTTGTGCCAACTTGTGATCGTGGTAGGTATAATTCACGGGCTCATCGCTCTTGGTCGCACGGTATGACAAAACGGCGAACCAACGCGCCGCTAAGTCTCTGGCACTATCATAGGCCTCTTGCTCGGTCGCAAAGCGCAATGCATTACCGTACCATTGTCCCGTGCTATCTGTTTGGACTTCGGGTTTATAAGACATTTTAGACCCCATTGGTTAGGTGACAAAATGACACTATCAAATTGACTGGCAGATGCAAGTAAATAATTTAGCACAATTGTAATTATTACAGTGACACAATTGGTCGGTCGGTCGGTCGTTTGGTTTGGTCACTAAATTATTTACAAAAATCTTTATTGACAAAATGACGCTGATTGGTCATATTGGGTTGGTCGGTCGCTTTGGTCGGTCGATCAATAAATGTTGGAGATTGAGATATGACTAGTTTAAAAACAGCAATCAAAACAGCTCGCACTAAAGTCGGTTCTAAGCCACGCATCTTCCGTGTATGGATCAATCAGCCCAGCACTCAACAGCCACTACATAAACTCCACGGCACTAAATGTATCGCGGTGGAGGATCGTCCGGGCAATGTCCGCTTGTATTTCACCGACGGTGCTATTCATAGTATGGATGCGGATTTACTATGCGTCAGCGAAGTCAAACTCAGTTCCGCAGGTTAACTAAAATGCTTAAATTCTATGATGGGGATTGAGATGAAACTATCTGTGACAGATCAAAACAGAGATAAAATTGAAGAAATGCTCAGGGCTGTTAACGGTCGAGCAAGCGAGCACACATATAATTATTACACTCAATTGAAATCATTGGTCGATGAAGCAAAATATCAGCTTGGGATGTATTACGAAAGCGAAACGACTAATAATGATATGTTGATGGGCCGATACACGCGAGAAGAGCAGATAACGGCTCAAAAAGAAGTACGGCAGATTAAAAGATTTTTGAGCAAACATGCTTAATTGATGCGGGGGCACAGCCCCCCGCATTATTAATCTTTATTAGAATTCATATTTCACGCGGTCGTTTGGTTTGGTCATTAAATTATTTACAAAAATACTATTGACAAAATGACATTGGTCGATTAAATTTAGTCATGGTCGATGATCGGTCGATCAACAAATGATGGAGATTGAAATGTTTATCTGCACATATACACCACATCAGCACGGGCAAAGGCCCTTATTTTTTAATCGCGGCCATGCATACGTTCATCATGACGGGAAAGTTTGGGAATATCACGTTCCTCGTGGTCAGCGCCGCGCCTTTCGGCGGTTCTTGGTCGATGCATTTGGCTATCGCGGCGAGATGGTCGTGGTCGATGGGTCGTATCCTTCATATCATATTACAACACGTTGAGGAGAGTTTGATATGCCCATATATACAGTGATGATTAAACAAGAATGCTGGCACACGATGGTCATCGAAACAGACCTGACAGATTATAATGATATTGAGAATTATGTTTATGATATGGAAGGAGAGGAGGAAAAGGCTGCAATTATTGATACAGAAAACTATATCTGGCAAATCGAGACTATCGAGCCATATTGCGAGGAGGAGCCTACAAAATACTGATTTTATTCGATGGTAGATTAATAAATGATGGAGATTGAGATATGACTAGTTTAAAAACAGCAATGAAAACAGCCCGCACTCAAGTCAGCCCATTGTTGCCACGCTCCGGCCAATGGTCGGTGCAGACGTTTTGCACAATTCGCAATGGCTGGGTAGAAAGTCATCAAACGACATATGCTCAAGCTCAAACAATGAGGAATCAATCTCTGATTGATAAAACATTAGTAAATCTGGGCATGACTTTAGAAGCTGCCGATTATTTTACTCAAAAATATGACGGCGGATCTTGGGTTGAATTTGTTCGCAAATACGCAAAGGAGATGCGTCAAGAAGCTGCATTCAATGCAAGATTTCAACCCATAAATTAATAGGAGAGTTTGATATGAAGAAGGCTATACAAGTCAGATATTTGGGATGCACTAACCATAAACCATCGCGCTGGAAAGCATTTGCAGAGGGTGGATTGCAAACTACCTTCCCGTATGACCATTCATTGCAATCTGGAGAAAATGCTAGATGCGCTGCGTTAAAACTGATTGATAAAATGAATTGGAACGTGAAAATTACGGGGGCGGGCAGTCTGCCCAATGGGGATTATGTTTTCACAATTGGTCACTGAGGGGGTCGCAATGTTAGTTATCAGAATCTTATCAGAAATAATGGCGCTTGGCGCATTGGTCGCAGCCATTGGTCTGGCTTGCGTAGCATTGGGGGGCTAAAATGGGGACGAACACAATTAAAATCCACATTTATGATACAAAAAAACATAAGACTTATGATGAAGCGAAATCAGAGAATGCAATTTATAATTATGATGCAAGCCACTGCGACGACCATTTAGAACGTGGTTTTGGTGGTGGTCTGCTTTATGACACAATACATGCAATGTCGTTAGCTCTGGCTATGGTTGGTCAGGGCGATAGGCTAGGGGCTGTGTTATTGGTCAATGGTCAAGTGGTCGATACATATTGAGGGGAAAGACAATGAGTGAATTATTATGTGATTTCTTAAAACAAATGCACGGTGCAGCAATGCAGCCAAAGAGCTCTGCGTCCCGCCCTAGTCCCGAAAGTGCGGTCAAGGTCGAGCTTGGTCAAGATGGCGTCTGGATGGTCGAGTGGAATAACCGAACGGTCGGCTGGGTTAATCCGATTAGGGTCAGGCCACCACACGGCGGCTATCGCGCTTTGAGCATTCGGGGCGAGATCATGCACTTCGATGGTAAACAAACAGCCATTGATTGGTTGCTAGCATCATTCCATTAGGTGACAGAATGACAGTGGTCGATGTAATTATGGCAGTGATAATTGTTAGCCCATTTGCAGCAGCAGTTTGGGTATTTTGGAAATCTTGCCAGCCGCGAGATTATTATGATCCGCAACATCCAGACAATTGGGGTCAGTGACCTAACAAAACATCATTCCAATCTGTGTCAGGCTTTGGCGGGATCATCACGGTCACGCCAAAACCGTTTATGGCTAGGCGATTGGCTAGGGCATAAGCTCTGGCATGGCCTGTGAATGATTGGTCGTTGTCACCGAAAATAACAACATTGGTCACACCCAATGGTGGCTGCCATTTTGCCAGCATGGTCCCGTTGGTCGCAGCCCAGACGGTCATGTCATTGTGCAAAAGACTGGCTGACATTGCTGATTCGATGCCCTCTGCAATGCCCATTGTCGGTTGTGGAGGACCAAGACGCACAGCACAGCCATCTGGCAATTTACCAGCCATAATCAATTTGGCCTTTTCGATGGGTGCTTTGAACCCGTCATTGGTCAGATAGGTCAGATGCAGGTTAGCTACCTTGCCATCCATGTTAGCAATCTTGCTAACCATAGCTGGGTACTTCGACTTAGCAAATGGATGCCATAGCTCAGATGCTTCACGGATTGAATTAGAGCGCCATACAACGCCTAAGCGCCTAGTCAGGTATATGGGTAGCGGACCACCCTCTGAAGTCTCGTGTGCGGCCTCCCAAACCCGCTTCATAGCTACTTTATCGTCGGTGTCGGTCGTGGTCGCTCTTGCAATCGTTTTAAGACCCATCATGGTCCTGACTTGTTTCGCAACGTCCCGAAACGATTGACCTGTCACTTTGCAAACCAACGTGTAGCCGTCACCTGCCCCGCATTGGTTGCAGTAAAACGATCCAGTCCCGTCACGATCATCAAAACGGAATCGGTCAGAGCCACCGCAGATCGGGCAGGGTCCGTGTCGGTTGCGAAGGAATATCGGATCGACGCCGAGCTGGGGCAGAAGCTCACGCCATCTGCCTCGTGCGATGTCCTGTGCCTCAGTGCTCATTTTGCACCTGACATTTTGGCACGAGCTTTAGCGCGGGCAATATTGCGATGCCTGATCCAGTTAAAAGTTTCTAAACTCATAGACTTCGGTTCAGTGTGGAAGAAATTGGGCGGGAAAGTCCCGAATTTATCCTTGTAGGCGTAATAGGCCCAACCTGATTTGTATTGCAGCACGTTAGCGTGTTGGATTAGCTCAGAGTAGAAATCCTGCCGCTCTTCAATCGATTTCGAATGTTTGATAACCGCTTTGGTCTTGCGATCCAACTCTACCAGCTCGCCTTCGCTGGTGGTGATGTCGGATTTGGGGTCGGCAATATGGCCGCATGACGGGCAGATGCGTACCTTCGGCGGTCGCAGATACGCACATTTGGGGCACTGCTTAGGCAGTACCTCTTTGGATTTATTGGTTGTTTTGTTCTTAGTCCCATCATCCAGAACCGTGTAATGGATGTCGGTCACAAACCCTAACCGCAAAGTTGTATCACTGTGGTCCAGAATCAAACAATGATCCTTTCCAATAGCTTGACGCAATCCACGACCAATCATCTGCGTGTATAAAATCTCGGATTTTGTCGGTCGAGCTAGGATTACACACCGCACATCAGCATCGAACCCAGTGGTCAGAACACCAACATTGCAAATGATTTCAATATCTTTTGAGGCAAATTGGTTGACAATATGCTGACGATCTTCGGGTTTTGTGTACGCATCCATGTAACCAGCCTTAACGCCAGCATCTTCAAATTGTTTCTGTAAGTGCTTGGCATGTAAGCGGTTTACCGCAAAACAAATTGTGGGGCGTCCTTTCGCTCGTTCGAGCCAAGTCGAAACGATGTCTGCGACCAAGAGATCATCGTCCATGACCTTTCCGAGTTGTTTTTTATCGTAATCCCCAGCTACTAGCCTGACATTGCTCAAGTTTGGTTTGTTTCCGGGAGCGAAAACCTTAAAATCGGATAGGTAACCTTTGTCGATCAACTCTTGGGTGGTAGTTCCGATAATCAGATCATCCCACAACTTGCCCATGCCCTTCTGCCACGGAGTGGCCGTCAGTCCGACAATCGGGATCTTGCTCCAAGCCGGATCTTTGAACCAATTAGAATACAATTCGAACTGGATGTGGCACTCGTCCACGATTACCAAATCCATCATCGGGATTTTTCTGCGAGCCAATGTCTGGACGGACGCAACCTGCACAGGCATCGATGAATCCGTCAGGTAGTGGTTTGCTTGGATCACACCGCAGTCGATCCCCTGACTAGCAAACCGCTCAACGGTCTGATCGATCAGGCTCAGGGCTGGGACGGTGAACATAACCGTTTTGTTTCTCTGCCTTGCCATTTGGACCAGAGCTGCGGCCAAGACAGTTTTGCCGCTTCCAGTGGGACTTTGGATCACTGGGCGTTTATTTCCAGCACTGACACTTTGACGCAGTTGTTCTATAGATTGTAATTGATAGTTTCTAAGGATCATGGCTCTAGCCTGCTATAGTATATCTAACTTATAATTGCATTCTCTGGACGCACTAGAAGTTACTATTGCCTCAATAGGTAACTAATATATTATTACCTATTACCGCAAGACTCGTGCCACCCGACAAGCCAGACATTTTGACACGCCTGACTTGCTATTTTGTCATGTCAATTAGTCACGGCATTGGTGACAAAAGGTGCAAAATTGTATAGGTAGATTGGGGTGGTTGGGTTGTCCCACTGAGCCACCGATAGACAGTCCGAATGCCTACACCGCACAATGAGGCGAGCTGAGAGATGTCTAATCCGCAGTCATTCATGGCATCGCGGAGCTGCTTTTCCCGCGAACTATTGAGCATCAATTTCAAATCTGCATCAGATAAATTACCCATTATGTACTCCTGTTTGTTAAGGCAATATTAACAAACCATTTAATTAAATTGCTGTCAATATGTCTTATCTCAATTTATCTTTATTTTTGTCTAGCCATTTCAAGGTAACTAAAGCTGCCTCCAAGTCTGGTAGCCAACTTTCCTTTGTTATCAATACGATAGGATCACGCTTCTTTTGTGCGACCAGACCCTGCAAGATCTCTATGTGGCCTTTTAAATTAATGGCGGCTCGCTCCACAGCTAATATCTGATCTGATAATGGTATCTTAGACATTTACAGCCTCTATAGTTATTTCACATTCAAAGTCAGCAAGAACCCATTCGGCCCTTAATGCTCTACAAAGATGATCGTCTGTAATAACCCCCGAATGAGTCAGTACATCACTCGCAGCTTTTAGTAGGTTATCTAAATCCCGCTTACGTTTATCTGGCGCTACTGCTTTTAAAATCAACGTATAGTATCCTGTTATCTTTTGACCTTTTGTCTGGGCTGCTATCATCCACGCTGACTCTTTTAGCCACGCTGCGTACTTTGGACTTCGGTACATCCCACCCGAACGGGTCGTGCGCCATAACCTGTTTACTGAGGGAGGCAGCGGCAGAGTTACTGTGATCTTTGAAGACATTTTTAATCTCTCTGGCTACTGCTAGAACATTATAGGCTTCTGCTTCTGGAATATGTAAAATTGCCGCAATCTCGTATGTTTCATGTCCATCATTAAATAATTTAAGTATTTCATCTGCGGTATAAACCATTTTATTCTCCATATAATTCTTCAAATATGTCTGGCCTTAATTGTTCGCGGGGAATGCCAGTTATCTTACTGATTTCTTTAAGTCTTGTGATCGGAATTTCTCGCCAAGCCGATATGGCAGCACGGGTCACGCCGAGCTGTTTCGCTATTGCACTGGCTGTGCCGCGATTTTTTAATATGGCAATAAGTGTCGGACTTCTCTCGTATTTCATGCTTAATGTATATAATTATTTTATCCGCTTGTCAAATATAACTTGACAACCTTATTTGATTATTGCCATATGGGTGGCAATGATTGATATGGAGATAAAAATGGAGTCTTTGATATACAGTTTTGACGAATTACGAATTACTGTCGATGGGTCTAGCCGCTTTGCAACTGGTAGCATCGAAGTGTGTTACGATCTGCTGCGCGGTGATCGCAGTGTTGGTGAACCTAATTTATACCCAGAAATACTTGAAATGGGGCCAATGACATATTGGCTTGACTATGATGAAGAACCGCCATCAACTTATACAGCGGGGCCATCGGATGTAATGTATCAGAAAATATTCGATGCTTGTGAGGATGACATTTTGTCATATATTGAAAGGAACCTTTGAGATGAAGATGAGTGAAGAAATCGGCCAGTTGGCTGGAGCATTAGCTAAGGCACAAGGTGCGATCCAAGACGCTACAAAGAATGCACAGAATCCGTTTTTTAAATCCAAGTACGCGGATCTATCATCAGTACGCAGCACGATTAAAGACCCGCTGTCCGAAAATGAGTTGGCCTTAACACAGTTCCCGACTGTGGGACAGAATGGCGTATCTGTGGAGACAATGCTGTTACATAGTTCCGGCCAATTCATGGTGGCGTCCACATGGGTTCCTATTGCGAAGGCAGATGCTCATGGCATCGGCTCTGCGCTCACATATGCAAGGCGCTATGGCATTATGTCACTACTGTGTCTCGCTACTGAAGATGATGATGGTAATGCCGCTGTTGAGCCAGATAAGGCAAAGTTTGCAACGAACCACTTCGTTGCAGAGTCAGCACCTAAAAAGGGCGAGAAGTCTAAAGCACCCGCCAAGCCAAAGCCTGACACAGAGTTTGATGCTGCTGTGCCTATTGGAGCTGCTATCGGTAAAGTTGGAGAAAAATCAAAAAGCGCATACAATTTTCTGTTCAATCCAGAAGAATATGCAGCTCAAAAACTGGCTACTGTGGCTGATAAAAGCATTGATGATATTATCGCAGAAGGGTTTAGTAGAGCTGCATTAGGGTCTATCCCGCTTCGTTCTTGGTGGTCTATACTACCTCAGAATGTTCGTGTTTCAATTGACTCCAATGTCATTGCAGACATGAAACGGGCTGGTGTTCTGGCTGACGAAGAAAAGCAGGAAGGCTGACATGGAACAGGGCTCTAAAGAGTGGTTCGATGCCAGATGCGGCAAGGTGACAGCTAGCCGTGTCGCAGATCTTTCAGCTAGGACTCGCAATGGATATTCATCATTGCGGGCAACCTATATGTCAGAATTGTTGGTGGAACGTATTACTGGGCTACCCGTCGAGAAATACAAAACGCCAGCGATGGAGTGGGGGACAGCCCATGAAAAGACTGCTCGTGAGGTGTATGAGGGCCTTCACGGTAATCTCGTTCAGACAATCGGGTTTGTTCCCCACCCCAGCATTGAGAACAGCGGATGCAGTCCAGATGGGCTCGTGGATGATGACGGGTTGATTGAGATCAAGTGTCCAAACACGAGCACTCATCTGGAAACTGTAATGTCTGGAGAAATACCAGACAAATACATTCCGCAAATGATGTGGCAGATGGCTTGCACTGGAAGGCAATGGTGTGATTTCATCAGCTTCGACCCTCGCGTCCCACCGAAACTTGCGTTGTTTACCCAGCGCATCGAACGTGACGATAGCAGGATTGCAGATCTGGAAGCAGAGGTTGTTAAGTTCATCAACGAGCTTAACGATAAAATACACAAACTGAATAAACTTGGAGAACAATATAATGGCATATGAAGTTAGAGACAACACGGGTACATTATTCAAGAATGACCGCAAAGAGCTGGACACTCACCCTGACTATAATGGCAAAGCCCTTATCTCTGGCGTAGAATACTGGATCTCTGCTTGGATCAAAGAAGGCAAAACAGGCAAGTTTTTTTCGTTCTCTTTTAAGCAGAAAGATGCATCGCCTCAAACCCGCTCTCGTGTCGAGGCTAAAGGCCCGACTAACATTGATGATGAGATTCCTTTCTAGTGGATATTCTCACGCCGAAAGGTCAACGATCTAGATTACAAGAAATCAAAGCTGTTGAGCTTTGGCATGAGAAATACCCTAAGATAAGGTATTGCGAAACGCCAAAAGATCGACCAGCGATTGTTGATGCTGTTCTGGTGAAAGATGATAAGATTGTCGGCGTTGTGGAAACTAAATGCCGAACAATTCTAACGATAAGCGTGTTCCAGTATAAGTTTAGAGAGCAATGGCTGGTAACAGCAGAGAAGATCCGCAAGGCAGCAAAAGTTGCGGATAGTCTTCAAGTTCCATTTATAGGGTTCTTCTATTTGGCAAAAGAAGATGCCTTATACTTTGAAACAATTTGGAAACCAGAGACTGGCTGGAATGTTAAAATAGAAAACAAAATGTCACGAACACAAGCCACCATGAATGGAGGCAAAATAGTTAGAGAAAACGCATATATTGATATGACAAACGCTAAAATATTAATAGGTAAACGATGAGCGAAAACTTAGAGTTCTCAGAGCAATTCAGAATAATAGCCAAACAGTGGGTAGAAGCTGACTCTGCGGCTAATATGCTGGAAGAAACTAAAAGCGCAGTATTGTCTAAGATGATGCTAGATCTTGGCGATATGCCAGTCAGTAAAGCTGAGATGAGAGTCAAGGCTTCTGATGAATGGAAGGAGCATGTAGTATCTATGGTGCAAACCAGAGAACGTGCTTCCCTTTTAAAAGTGCAATTGGAATATATCAGAATGAAACATTACGAATGGCAATCATTCAATGCAACAAGAAGAGCAGAAATGAAATTATAGGAGATTGACATGGCAAAGAAAAAGAAAACTGAACCAGAAGAATGCGAGTATACAGAAGAAGAACAAAGAAAAATTAAAGAGTTAGCAGATAGTATAGGACTTTGTTTAGATGGATACCCGTTTGATATTACAATAGAGGCACTGTGTCTTATTATGGGCTTCTGTTTGGCTCATTCTCACATTAAGAAAGGACATGTGTTGCATTTTATGAAAGATATGAACGAACTAGTTTTACAACATGCAATGGCAGCATCTATTATTCTAAGCGATGATAATGGAGTACTCCATTGATCCGTGTTCGTATTACTTCCAAAATGCGTGTCAGTATCTTTATGCGTCATGGTGGAGTTTGCCACTTCTGCAACATGAAGGTTGTCCCCGGTGAGGATTGGGATGTCTCGCATGAGATCCCATTAGAAGCTGGTGGCAAAGACGATGAAAGCAATTGGCTGGTAGCTCATCGCAAGTGCCACAGAGTGCATACAGCTAAAGTAGATATGCCTTTAATTGCTAAAGTGAAGCGCGTACAGGCAAAGCATTTAGGCATTAAGAAATCTAAATCACCCATGCAAATGGGCAGAAATTCCAAGTGGAAAAAGAAGATGGATGGGACCGTTGTACTGCGTGATCCCGTCGATCATTAGGAGGTTAGTGTGATATTTTTATTTACTATGAACATGGAGTCCGTAAACGAGAGGAATATCCATCAAGTGATTGGCGAGCATCCAGCCAAATCATGCGAAGATTTATGCAAGACACTAAACACAACAGACTACATCGCTATAAAACAATATTACAAAAAGAACCATCCAAATCCACATTTGGAAGATCGCGGTAATCTTGTTCTTAACTGTTCACTAATCGGCAAAGTAGCTGAATATCAACTATCAATTGGAGAAAAATATGACACCGTATGAGATCCTAAACCAAGCGGGCCAAATTATTAACCAACGCGGAAAAGATTACGGCAGCATTGAAGAAAACTTCTTGCGTTCTGCTCAAATTGCGTCTTTAAAGTTGGATGTAGAAATTACACCGTATATGGTGGCTACAATTTTAGAGTCAGTTAAAGATGCTAGGATTGCAACGTCTCCTCAAAATGCTGATAGTTATCTTGATGGAATAAACTATCGCGCATTTAGAATGATGTTTGCACCCAAGCGCAAAGAAGATCAGACAGACGATGAGCTGATGGCTGGAGTACAAGAAATTGCTCGTAAGTTTGCGCCGCTACCTAGAACGGATGGCGAATAACTTTAGGCAAAAAGGTAGCCGCGCTGATAGACTAAAAAAGTGCGGCTCTAAACACTTCTCAACAACGATCATTATTACAAAACCCAAAACTATGAAGGTGACATTATGAATATGTTGCAACAAAACCAGATGGACAAAAGACAATTAGCTCTTATTGAGATTGAGCTAGCCTTTGTGAGCATTAGCAATTTCTACATAAATCGAGTTATGGAATTGGCTAAACCGGAAGAAATGAAAAAGCCCAAAAATAAAAAGAAGAAAGTAGTTGAAGGTGAAGCTAATCCGCCAGAAGTGGTTGCCGAGCCTAAGCCAGAAGTAAAAAAGCCTAGCAAAAAAAAGAAGAAGAAAACAGATGATGCTGTCTCTGTTGCGGATATAATTATAGAGTTGGAACAAGCCCCCGAATTGACAGAAATTGTGGCTCCAGATCCAATGCCAGATCCCAACTTTGATGCTATTCCTAGCCCTAAAGTCCATAGGGCTGAGATAATCAGCTTTATGAAATTGGCTGATACTTATATTGGAATGGGTGAGCTAGAAGATTTGCCTAAAAGAATTGGCAGATTTGCAGATTTTGCTAAGAGCTACATAGATGACGGTAATCCTACGCTATGTATAGTTTCTCGCCAGATCTATCCTTCGATACAGAAACTCAAAAGCCTGACCCATATTGCTTGGGGCCATCCAGAAGATGCAGCCAAAAGAGCAAAGAAAATATCGAACAAGGTATCTAGTCTATGACAGACTTTCTAATTGAAATGCTCCTCTTGTGGTTATTTATCCTTATTAGCGGCATGATGCTTTTGTCATCGTGTTTGCTAATCAAATTGGTGCGTGATGAATTTTTGGGAAGGTGAACTATGAGCGATTTTATCATTCCACGCAGATCATTCCTGAAAGTACTGACTGGCGTCATTGCTGCCCCAGCAGTCATCAAAGCTGATCAATTGATGCAGGTAAAGACAATTTTCCAGCCTGAAGGTTTGGTTAAATTGGTTGAATTCCCCTATGACTATAATGAGCAAACCGTACAGCGCAAAATTATAGCACCTCAAAACAATATGGATTTGTTCAGGCAAATTGTCATGGAGGCATTAGAAAACATTCCAATTGATATTGATAAACGCACATTGGACAGAATGTACACACCGCAGCGAAAAGGATTTTTCTCATGATCGACATGACCAAAAAGTACCTCACCCCCGATGGCCGCGAAGTCCGCATCTATGCGACTGATGGGGGTGATGATTTTCCTGTACATGGGGCAATTAAAGACCTCCACGAACCAGTTTGGCGAAGTCATTGCTGGAACTCCGATGGCTTTTCGGTTTACAGCGAGTTTAAAATCATCGAAGTCAAACCGCGCATCAAGCAACTGGTTTGGATCAATGTTTATCCAGATAATTGCTTTTTCGTTTATCAAGAGAAGAGAAAAGCTGACATACAAGCTATGGGGTATCGCATCGCGTGTGTGCAGGTTGAGTTGGATTTTTCCGAAGGAGACGGGCTGTGATGACTGAACAGGAAAAGGCTCAATTCTATCTTCATATTTGCCGCACCATTGAGAAAGATGAGGATGCAATAGGATGGGCTATAAAAGGCATCAATGACGGAGTTCGTCTTGCAGCGCAACAAGCCAAACAGGACCAAGCAGATTGGGAAGTCATTGCCATCATGGCGCTAAACAAGCGCCTGCTTGATGGGCATGAACTGTTCATTGCAGACAAGATAGAGAGCCTGAAGGATCGCGCATCGTGCCGTTGGGATTGGTACGTTGAAAAGCTTAGGGCAATCGTTGAAAGGAAGAAGGGTAAGAAAGATGACTGACGATCTTGTGAGGCGGCTGCGTATTGGCATACATACTAGCGCAGATGAACAGGCGTTGCGTTATGAAGCTGCCGACCGCATCGAACAGCTGGAGGCGGCGCTGCTAGTTGCTCTTGGCATGTTGAGTGAGATGGGCCTTTCCTATGCGGAGAAGTGCGAGATGGCATACGAACATCTTTTGAAAATTAAGGTTGCAGCTCTTGTTGAGGAGAAAAAAGATGAGTGAAAATATCGCAAAACTTATGTGGAATGCCTATTCCATTCAGGCTGGCGGCAAAACCATTGATGGCAAACCACTGTGGACATGGAATGAGCTTGGCGAAGATCGTCAATCTTGTTGGATTGCGGCTGCATCTGTCACAGCCGACCGCATCGAGAAGCTGGAAGCGGCGCTGGAGGCGCTGTCACACATTCACGATGGTAACCCGAGCTATGCATATGCAGATGTCCCTGAGTTGGATTACGCGCGCCACATGCTTTGGGAAGCCAGACAAATCGCCCGCAAAGCACTGGAGGGGCAAGATGACTGAATGGCAACCTATAGAGACCGCGCCAAAAGATTACATAAACGTTTTGGTGTTTTGTGGCGATGATATTTTGATCGGGTTTTTTTGTGGAACGACGTGGTGGCTTGAGCAAACAACCTATGAGAAACGCGATCCCACCCATTGGATGCCGCTTCCACCACCGCCTAAGAAGGGGGATGAGTAATGACTGACGATCTTGTGAAGCGGTTACGCGCAGATGAATTGCCAGAAGATCGGCAGTATCAACGTGAGGCGCGAGTAACATTGTGGGGTGAAAGGCAAGAAGCAGCCGACCGAATTGAGGCGTTGGGGAGGCATTTGGCGAACACACAGGCGGACTTCGCGGAACAACTTGGCAAGGCCCTGAGCTTTGAACTTCGGATGCTCGACGCCGAAGACCGCATCGAGGAGCTTGAGGCGGCGCTGGCAAAAGTAGCAGAAGGCTACACGACTGAATGGTCAACAAGTTCCGTGACCAACATGTTCGACATCGCGCAGATATTGTCTGAGCGAATTGTTATCGCCCGTAAAGCACTGGAGTGGAAGGATGACTGAAGCAGAAACAATAGCAAGCGCAGTCAATGAAATGTTGCGCCAAAAAGCCGTTGATCGTGACCGCATTGAGAAGCTGGAGGCGGCGCTGCGGGAGATAATCGACTCAGGATGGCAACCTATAGAGAACGCGCCAAAAGATATTGGGGCAATCATTGGAAGTAACGGGCAGTGGGTTCTTGCTATGCGCTGGGCAACAAATGGAATGACATGGACATCTGAGTATCATCGTTCCGCTGTAGTTCCCACCCACTGGATGCCACTTCCGCCACCGCCTAAGAAGGGGGATGAGTGATGGGGACGATTAAGCAGCACATACCAAACTTTGTGTCTGGATTTGATCCTGCGACGCAAAACTTCAAAACTTTTGAGGAGTTGCTTAACATTGATTTTGTAAAACAATGGGGTGACGACGACGATTTTTATCAATTTAGCATTGGGCCATATGGTGACAGATGGCATTTAATGGCTGAACATAATAATGGAAAACGATGGTATGTAGTTGGGTATATTACAAACATTGTAAGAGATGATCTGAATCTTCCAGATTGGAATCCTAATAAAGGAGACAAGTAATGATCCCGCCTAAAAGCCCAATGTCACTTCTCTCAAGTTACAAGCCTAAAAACACTGAGGAACTGGCCGAATGGCTCATGATGGCCGCTCGAAATCTGAAAGATAAAGATGGGAAGGTAATATATTTCAGGCTTGAGCCTCAACTGGCCTACCAAATTGCACAAATGATGCAGGAAGCAAAACTAGAGGTTCCGAAATGATTGATCGTTATACAGTTATCCACCCAGACACGCTTGAGGCAATGCGTCGTGCAGGACACGTTGCCAAATTAGAAGCCCGCATCGAGCAGTTGGAGGCGGCGCTGCGGGAGATTTATGAGGTATATGCAGGGTCTGAAGGCATACCTGAGCCAATGACGGCAGCTGAAGGCTACTTGCTGAGGTTGTTGATAGAAATGGTTGGCGTTACCCGCAAAGCACTGGAGGGGAAAGATGACTAATGGTCTTGGGAAGATATTTACCGCCTACATAGAAAACAATAAGAAGTATGACTACGAGATTGGTTTGGCTGTTGAAAGAATGGGTTTAAAAAGCTTAAATATTATTTTTGAAAAACAAGCCGCCGACCGCATCGAGAAGCTGGAGGCGGAAGTAAAGCGGCTAATTAAATCAAGAAACAAATGGGGCAAATTGTATAATCAAACATTAGAAAAGCTACGCCTGTCGGTCATGTCTGATAGTGAGTACGTCAAGATCATCGACGAAAAGTGCGCAGAACAAGCCAGCCGCATCGAACAGTTAGAGGCGGCGCTGCGGGAGATAATCGACATTCACCCTTTCAAAAACCCAGAGGGCAACGTTTCTATCAAATCTCTCGTAGATTTGGTGTTTCACATCAATCTAAACGCCCGCAAAGCACTGGAGGGGAAAGATGATGGACGATCTTGTGAAGCGGCTGCGGGCTGAAGACCCAGAGACGGTTTTGCGTTGGAGCCTTGCTTCAGAATCCGCTGATCGCATTGAAGAGATGGCAGAACTTCTTAAAGATATTTATAGCAAATGCGATTGTTGGTCAGCAACAGATGTTAGAAGCAAAATTAGCAAAGTGTTAAATGTAGAAGGTGAGTAATAATGTCATATAGCAATTATCAGCAAAAACTGTTCAAATCTTATGAGAAAGTCAGCGAAAGATTAGGTAGGGAAAAACCTAAACCATTTGCATATGTGAGGCCCACGATGACAATTACCTCGAAAGAGCCGCCGCAACCATTGAAGAGAATCAAAAACCCAGCGTATAGAACAAAACATCAACTTGTAATTGATGAAATTTTAGCACAGAAAAACTTAGAATGGGACGAAGTGTTTAATGACAAAAGATATAGGATTCCAAGTCTTGTGCGAAATGAGATTTGGTGGACATTGAAGCAGTGCGGCCTAACATACAATCAAATCGGGCGCATATGCAGACCAGCGGAACCTTACGACCATTCGTCAATCCTGCATGGCGTAAGACGTCATCAACGTGTATTGGATGAACAAAATGCTGTTACAGTTGAATCCGCCAATCCCAGTAATAACGCCGGATGGGAAAGCGATGGCGATTGGGTGGATTGATTATGGGCCAGAATATGATCTGATGTGGATCTGTCTAAATGACAGCAACGGTGAATGCTGGACTTGGCCTAATCCAAAGATCAAGGCTCAACCGAATGTGTCATTTGGCAGACCATCAAAAGCCGAATGATTGCCTTACTCAGATTCATGTGAAACAATAAGCCATCATCAACCTGATGATCTTATGGAGAGAGATGCGCTCTAGCAAAGCGCCCACATTTTGAAAGGATACCGCATGAAGAATGTAATCATCCCTACGATTGCATCAATCTTAACTATGTCCATTGCTACAATGGCTTTTGAGGGTGATGACAACGCAGCAATCTTCTTTCGCAGAGACAAAGCTGGATGGGGGAAAAATGTTGATATTGATTTAAGTTGGACTGACACAATGTCGAAAACCCAAAAACAAGTTGCCACAGAGATTGCGGATAAGGTGCGATCTCGTATCGGCCAAGAATGGGTAGAACCTGCCCTTAAGATCGCTAAAATTGAGTCTGGCTACACTTGCCATGTCAAAGGCCCTAAGACCCGTCACGGACGCGCTGTGGGGCCTCTACAGGTACTTGTAGGTAGTGCTGAGAGCTTGGGTATCACTGCATATGAGTTAAACTCATCCTGCACCGCTCAGATCGAGGCTGGCATCAGGCATATGGAGAGATGCGTCCAACTGGGTGCGAGAACATCTTCTCAATTTGCGTCCTGCCATGTGTCTGGAAGCCCATTCAATAAACGTCTGACACGCAAAGCAGAGCGCTATCGCCAGCAATATATTAAAATGGCTGTTAACGCGAAGATCCCTAGCTGGATTGGATCACTACACTATTGGTAAGAAAAGAACCCGGTAGAGCCATTGGCACACTACCGGGTTAAGTGGGGGACTCTCTTAAAGCGCGAAGACGGTAGCTTTAAGAGAAATTCAAAGGTAACACATAAGGGGGATAAGGCAATATGGTTGATAAGGCTAAAAAAGAAGATTTAGATCTTATTTTGAAAATGTGGAACGAAGGTAGCACAGCAACTGAAATAGGTAGGGTATTACATATAACAAGGAATGCAGTCATTGGCCGCGTAGGAAGAGCTAGGGCTGCTGGATGGGTAGATATAAAACCAAAAGTTATACCTAAAGAAACTAGACGTTCTATTTATTTTCAACGAAAAGAAGAACGTAAAGTTGAGCTGAATAGGATGCAAAAATCACAGCAAGAACAAAGTATTAACAACAAACATAAACTTAAAGGTAAAACAATTCCATTCCCACTTAGGGAGAAGCGCATGGTAATGGAACCGCTAATACCTCCAACCAATGATCCTATTTATATAACGGATCTAAAGATTGATAGCTGTAGGTATATCATTGGTGAAGTAGATGACGCAGATACACTATACTGCGGTGCAAAAATTCATAGAGCATCTATGTGCCCATACCATTACAGTCTTTGCTACCACCCTGCACCGTTTAAGAAACCGCAGATCAAGGCAGCTTAGACTTAACAGCATCAAGTTCTTTACTCAGCGCAGACACTTCCGCGCTGAGTTCCTGTATAGCTTTTGTCAATACAGCGACAAGAGGCGCAATATTCAGTGACTGTGGCTGAATCTTTCCGTCAGATGCAATATCATCTTTGTTGTATGATACCGCAGATGGGATGACTTCCTGCACTTCGTGAGCGATAAAACCTTCACGGGGGATGCTGTCATATTTAAATGCGTAGTTGACTGGACGCAGACGATTAACACGGTCCAAAGCTGGAATAATTGTTGTTGTAACGTCTTTCTTCAAACGATAGTCAGATGTTGTCGAGATCTGACCGAAGTCGCTATTACCGACCCACAGATGACAGTTTGAGCCGCCTAAGAACTCAATGTTGTAAACTGTGCTACCAAGAGTGCCTGTAGCGCCAGCACGGTTGAACACACCAGAAGCAGCAATGGACGAATAGATGCCAGATGATGCTTGAGATGGAATATTACCAGCACAGAAATTACCATTGGGATCTAACGTAGCACGTTGTGCCCCAGATGGTGCGCTGACAAACTTAATCAGCGATGCGTTGGGCGATGAGAATGTCGTATCACCCGTAGATGTGGTGTAATAAGCATTAGACCCATCATGATAAATATTGAGAGCTAATGAAGAGCCAAGTTTAAGACCTGCCGTACCAATCTGTGCATATGGTGTCGAAAGGTTCAAGGCATAGAAATTATGGGTAGTAAAACCATGATTGATAGTGGCAACAGCGGAGCTGCCAGATAGCTGCATGTAGGAGTTTGTGCCACTATTATTCCAAGTGGACAGCGACCCGTAAATCCCTGATCCAACAGTTCCAGCAGTAAGATACAAAGACGAAGCAACGCTAGCGCCTGTAAGCTGGTTATTGATTGTATATTTCAACTCGGCGTTTGTGGAGCCAATCTGGTTAACATTTGTACCATCATATGTAAAATTGGCACTGCCGCCAAAAGTACCACTGGTATTATATTGGATTGAATTTGTTGAGCCGCCGGGAGATCCGCCACCCCCACCGCCACCGCTCTGCCAGTCATCCGCCGTATAGACGCCAGAGCCGTTAGCATAGACGAGCGTATGCTTACCATTCGTGCAGGCAACGCCAATGCCGCTTTGTATGACGGTAATTGTGCCAGTGCCTGTTGTTTGGTTGCTAACAATCCACTGACCGCCAACTCCAGCCGGAATTGTATATACAATGGCTGCACTGTTGGCTCCGCTAACACTCAAAACCAGCGAGCGATACTGCGACACAGTTAATGTAGCAGATGTCAGTGAAAGAGATGTGCTAGACCCCAACGCAGCATCTAGATATGTAAAATTATCGTTAAGTGGACCGCCCCAGCTAGAAGAGCCAATCGCAGGTTCGTTCAAACTTTTGTTTGTTGTCGTTGTCATGTTCAGATGGCCTTTTTAGCGATTGATAGAGCATGAACTATAGTGGCATCCGGCTCGTTGAGTAGCGCCTCTGTATGTTTATTGATGTACTTTTTAGCCTTCTCTGCGGCCAAGATCAACCTATCAGCTTTAGAGGCTGGGCTAATACGACCGCCAGATTTGCGCTCAATGCGACCGCCGTTCGCCTGACCAGCTACTGTACCCATATATCGAGCTAACCCGCCAGCATTTTCTCTTGAATAAAGAACCCACCTTTGCAGACCAGTTTCCATATTCTGAAGAAGGTTTTGCTCTTCGGGGTTTCCCAATACATCGCTATGCAACTTCTTAATAATTCTGGGGTCCGTTGATGCTGCCATTTCTAAAATGCGATTAGCTCTGGCAATTTGTAATTTATTATACCCCAATTTGCCGCCAAGAAGAGCCAAACCACCAAGAGTAGTTCCAGCAGAAGTAAGCTGGCTTTGAAAGAGATACTGTATGCTTTCAATTGGATGTTCTGCTAAGGCAAGAAAGAATAAACCAGCACCAGCACCTAGTTTTTTTATCAAGCCTTTTGATTCTTTAACTTTTATCTCTTGGGTAAGCGCAGACAGCCGACTAACTTGAGAAGCCGTGTAAGCGGCCTTCAATAGTTCTGGTTCCATAACAGACGATAGATTATTCATTGTTACTGCATCTGCTTTGGAGAAAACTTTTGCAGCTTGTATAGGGTTATCCTTAATGTATGAGATAAGCCCCTGATTAAACATTTCTTTTTCTTTTTGTGTATATCCACCTTGATTAGTAGGAGTTTGGAAATACTCAATTTGTTTACGCAGCTTTAACGGGTCTGTTTTTGTGCTTGTATCTGCCAGACGGAAGAAATCCATACCTGCATCAAAAGCATTGTCCTGATCTATATATCTCTTTGCGCCAGACAGAGCATTTTGATACTGCGGGACTACATCTTTCAGATGCTGTGTAAAAGTTTCTTGGGCATCACGCGCCACTTTAGCTGCACCATTGTCACCAGATCTATACAAGCTGGAAACTTGATCGTTTAAGCCACGTTTAGCTTGATCCCAAAATTCAAGATTTGGCGGTGCAGATCTAGGGTTTAGCACATAGATCCCATTATCATCCTTGATAAATGGATTTCTCTGTGGAGTATTACCCTTTGCAAACGCACTTAGTTTAGAGTTCTCCACTGCAAATTTGACAGCCTTTTGTCCTGCTTCTGTGTTAACAAAATTTTGCAGTTCTGGTGTCCACATATTTTGTGCAGCAGGGGCGTTATAAGCCGCTAAATAAGCAGGCTTATTAACACTAATTGCCTCGTCTCTAGCTTCTCTCTTAACTGCAACAGGATCTATTTTTGCATTAACTTTGCCGACAAGAGATGAATAAGAGTTATCAAGAATATTTTGAAATGTCTGAGAGCTTTCTTGCAATCTATCTTTAAGAGATTGATTTATCTCAGCTAAGTGTTGACTCTCCGGTGAGATAGCCGCAGCTTTTTCTATAACAGGCTTGACGCCTCTAACATCAGCAACACTTACAGGAGCGCCGACTTCAGCCAAATACCCAGCTTCCCCCGTCTTTAATCCGGGAGCATTTGGCGCAGCCTCTCTGGCCGCAGTAGCCAGTTTTTGAGCTGCATATTCTTCTGGATTGAACAGAAAATTGTATGCGCTTTTTGATTTTTCTCCAACCTTACCGATAGCAGCTCCAACAGGCACAGCAGCAGCACCAAACAAAGCGCCTTGAGCTGCCGCGCCCGGAAGCTCAGACAATGTTTTGCCAACGGATTTTTCAGCAGGTGCAGACGCTAAATGTTCAGCCGTAGAATATGCCGCACCCTCACCAGCCGCACCCAAGACGCGCCCAGCTAGATTAGGTAATACCCTTGTAGCAGCAGCTTCAATGCCTAAAGCAGGTGTCAAAGCAACAGAACCAGCAACATTACCGGCTGTCTCAAGTGCCGATGACAAACCAGACTGCCTTGCTTTACGCTCCCGCTCTATAGCATCTTGACGAGCAGAAATGTTCTTGTATCTCTCGCCTTGAGTTGCGCCATATCTATCTTCGCTCCCCGGAACTAAAGAGGAAACAAATGCTGAACCTTTTTTTGCTATATCGCTGATAATAGGCAATTGAAGGCTAGGGAGTGCAGATTCTAATGGAAATTCATTATGGAATCTCTTAGCATCATCAGCATATTTGGCAACATTGGCCTCATGCTCTTGCTCTGGCGTTGGCGCAGATGGTTTACCACCCATCTTCTGAGCCAGATAAGCATCTGGGTCAAAGGCAGGTGGCGCGTTGGACGCAGAGGCAGGTGTGTTACCTACCTTTTGAGCAAGATAAGCATCAGGATCAAAGTCCATTATTGAACCCCATTTGCTTTCAAGATTTGAATGGCTTTCGGGTCTGTCGGATGCTGTTTAGCCCATTGAATGGCTTGCTGATCCATTTGTGGTGTCACAGTAGGCACAGATGTCTGTTGTTGTTGCCCTTCATTTCCTAACGGACGGCGATTTTGCCTCTCAGTAGGTGTGACACCCTTAAATTCAGGGATCATTTTACGAGCTTGTTCTACATAATTGTCGATTGAATGTTTAGGATCTTTCTTCCAATCAATAAGGTATTTTGAATGATTCGGCCTTCCAGCATTAATCCAATCTTCATTTTGAGCTTTTTTCCACAATTCCTGACCAAGCTGGCTCGTTAAGAGACCCCAGCGAGCTTCAGGAGCCATTTCAGGATTCGCAACTGTCATCACGGCTTCCTTCAAAGCTGTAGCAGGAGCGCGTTGGGCTTGAGCCTCCCTAATGGTTTTGAACGCCATTGTAAGAGATTCTTTTTTAGATTGGTCACTAAGAGATTGTGATGCAACAAGATCAGGTAACTTATCTTTAAGAATTTCGCCAATATATGGAACTCTTCTGGCATAACCTATCAGATCTGCAATAGCCTCAGATCCGCGACCCAATTCACCCATTTGGTAAATTCGTGATAAGTCCATAATTATTTGAAGCTGCGGGTCAAATTCTTCTAGATATTGATCTGCGGCTTTAGCAAATTCGCCACGTTGAGTTGCCATTGATTTAGCAAAATCCGCATCCGCATTTTTACGATTAATATTTTCTTGAATTTCTTTGATGACAGTAGGCTGATTGTTTTTGTCCAATACAGGCAAATCACCTTTCATAATTTTTTCAATTTTTTGTTCGTACTTTTCAGCCTCAGACAAATAACCAGTCGATTGGTTATCCTTACCAAGAGTACGAGCTTCTTCTGAAAGCCTGCGATATTGTTCAGCTTTCTGCGTAAGCAAATAGGGGTTAAATTCATCAGCTACGTTAGCAAAAGCATCCGGCGGTGGAGCTGTGTTTTTAGCAGACTCAGGCGTAACGCCACTTGCCTTCATTATGTCTTCGCCAGATTTCGCTACAGCATTTGTGCCGGGTGATGTTGATCCCGCAATCTGTATCGGGTCTTTGGTACTAACTGGTGATGCGTAAGGAACATTAGTAGCATTCCCCATTGCACTAGCCGCCCCGCTCATTGCAGCAGCAAATTGAGCTTGATTAAGGATTTTACCAGTCATGGTATCGCGCCACGCAGGCTGGCCAGTTCCTGTCGGGATAGGGATAAACCTATCTTTCAACATGCCGAGTGTATTTTTGGCAATTTCAGACTGACGAAGTTGAATCTGCGAAGTTTGGTTTTGTAGGTTTTCGTAAGACTCAGCAGCTCCACCCAAACCCTGCAACACAGCCGAACCTAGATAACGGCTATTTGATCCAGCCATCTTCCCAAGACCTGAAAGCAACGGCAATACAAACTGCTTACTTGTCAGGAAATCACCCCAACCTTGAGGTTGATTATTAAATGTATCAGGTGCGCTTATCCCGCTGAAGCCGCCCTTAGAAGGAGCAGAAGCCTCAGATCGAGAGCCGCGACCGCCCGCAAGGCCCATTTGCCGCGCTGTAGTCCATGCTCCATAGCCGTTTTTAGCTATATGTTGCGCTCCATAATCAGAAAGAGCTTGTTGATTTTCGGGCGCATTAAGCCATTTGACTTTTTCTTGCGGTGATAACGATTTATCCAATTCGGGATATACATCCTTAAATATTGCATTACCCAAACCAGCGTGAGGATACTTTTCAGAAACATCACCGACATGGAATTGAAGAATGCCACCAGATGATCCATCATCGCCAGAACGTGGGCGTAACGAACTTTCAGCTTGAGCAACTCTTACATAATTATCAGGATCAATCCCAGCTTTCTTAGCTGAATTGACTAACATAGACCGATAATCCATCGGAGGCACGGTTTCTGGAGGAACATCTCCACCATCGTCATAATGCTTACGACCACCTGCAACGCCGCCGTTGGCAAGAAGAAGCATAGGCAAGAACTCGCCAAGAGCTTCCAGCCCTTCCATTGCTGTAGTGCCAGCCTTTGCCAAACTTGTGGCAGCGCCAACACCGCCCATAATTTGGCTAAATGGGCTAGGAGGAGCGCCGGGTGCTTGATTAGGCTTCATCAGCTCGTGCTTCTTTTCCTCGCCTTCTTTAACAACATCCGCCATTGGATCGTCTGAGATGGAGTAAGGATTCACACCGCCTCCTCCAGCCATTCCGGGGCTACTGCCAAAGATTTTCTTCAAATAACCAGCATTATCAGATGAACCGCCAGAGCCAATAAGGCCAGTTGTTGCGGCTATATCTTTACCAGTTTTAGAGTCTTTATATGCTTCTGAGCCAAGTAACGCAGACTTGCCGGTATCCCAGCCCTTACCAGCCAATCCACCGAGATCAGCAACCTGCTGACCAGCGCCAAGCAATTGGTTAAATTCTGGTGTAATCGGCTTCAAACCTTGAGATGGCATCATTAACTTGCGTTGGCCGCTACCTTGCTGTGCAGCCAAGACCTGCGCCAACCCAGCATTGCCACCAGCTCCGGGATTACCAAAGATGCTACGCATTGGAGGCACAAAATCACTAGCGCCAGCCATGCCACCTTCAGCATAACCCTCGCCTGACATTTCTGGCATAACAGCACCGCCAGCAGAGTCGGGGACTAGACCGCCATCGTAACGATGAGGGCGGCTTTCTTTGTCTGCCACACCTTCATAATTAACTGTCTTGTAACCGCCAGAAAGGCCGACATCTTCTGGATGTCGTTTCTCAACTTCATCAGCCATAAAGCCAATGCGGGTCTGCTCTTCGGGATCGTCTTTATACTTAAAGCTGTAGATTGGCAGGCCCTTATCAGTCTCACCGATACGCTTAACGTCATGCTTAAGGCGACGATCAGATCCAAAGAAAGGAGCTGGCTGATTAGTAGTAGTTGTGCTCCCAGACAGAGAACCAGTACCTTCCGCAATATTTGCCAAGAACTGAGCCTGTTGATAGGGGTAGCCTTGCTTCTGTAGCCATTGATTGTAGAGAGCGCCTAGACCAGCTTGAGTTGTCTGTTGCTGAGTTGCGCCAGCTTGTTGCAAAGCATTTGCACCCTGCAAACCAGCGGTTTGTGCGGCAGCACCCAACCCAGCCAGTTGCTGACCACCTTGCAAAAGCCGAGCTTGGTTAGCTTGTTGAGCGCTTAAATTTACGCCCTGTTGCTGTTGTGCTGTGGCTAGAGCCTGTTCATAGCCACGTTGATATAATGGAGAAATGGCTTGAGCTGTAGCTAGACCTTGCTGACCTTGCAGAACAGCCCTCTCCAATCCAGAACGGTTCCCGCCAAATGCGCCAGACTTGATAGCTTGTGTTTGTTGTTGGGAAAGTTGCTGGCCCTGCTGTTGTTGAAGAGCAGCAGTTGTAGCATCCACCACATTCTGGGTATATGGATTCATATATTGAGCAGTTTGAAGCTGGTCAGGGTTAACAGCTCCAGAACCAGCAGCAGTCATTCCAGTAGCAGCGCCAAAATAGGGCTGTGCTTGCTGGGACGCATTAAGAGTCTGGTTAATGCCGGTCTGCTGAGTAGTATTTATAGGGGCGACAAACGCATTTGGATCGTTTGAATATTCTTGAAAAGGCTGGGAGGCAGCTTCTTCGGCGCGTTTATTGACAGCATTATATCGAGCCAGAACTTCCGGCGGGATTTGCACCGATTGGGTTGATGTACTGGTCTTTCCCCCCATAATTAAATCCCCCACGCAAGGTGCTGATATTCTTCAGGAAATTTGTTTTTCTTGCTGAGATTTTCAAATGCAGGCGAGTCTTTACGAAACTCAGTCAGAGGTTTGTTAGTCTTACATTTTGAGCAAACCCTATGGCCCATCTATGTTACTCCGCAGCAGCTTTCCAAGTGCCAGTTCTCCGGCCTACAATCCAGTAAGCACCTGAATATTCACCGAAAAGTCTCTCATACATCCGAACTTTTGACTCAGTACGATCAGAACTTAATACGCCTATAATTAACGGAATATCTAATGACTCGGCGGCTTTTTTTGCAAACTCGCACAATTTCCGCGCCCTTCCGCCTTTAGCACTGCGATACTCCGGGTGTACAAAAACTGCCCGTTCGACGAGAGAAAATTCGTCCGAATACCACAATGCCTCTGTTCTAAGTAATATAGCAGCTTCAAGCGGTTGTCCATATTTACCAATAATACCGACAATACCGTGTTCTTGATTCAGAGCAGCCCAAATCTGATTGAGCAGCTTTTCAGGGTTGGGATTTGTCAGGCCATTTTCTTCGCAAGCCTGCAATGCTAAATCCATCATCCCATGAATATCTTCGGGTGTACCAGTTCGAACCTTAGTTTCCTCTGCCATTGTGTCCTCAATTTTTCTTCGGGCCGGGTAATTTCCTTAACACTTTGACCGTTTTCGCACGGAACTTGTTAACAAACTCATCTAATGTCTTATGGCCATGATCTATGTCACCATCGCCCAACCATGTCACATCTTCCGGGTCAATGACATATTCTCCACCAGCAGCGACGATCTCTACGCTAGGGTCACTTGTAGCGCCGCCTTCAGCCTTTCCGGGCATTGACTGACCGTATGGAGCAGATGGCGCACCATAAGGGTTCTTCCCACCCCCATAAAGCGGCCTGTTGAAGATGCTTTTAGCAACACGGAATCCCGCAATAGTATTGCCTTCTCCCATAGCTGAAATAATGTCAGCAGGGATTACATAGGCTCCTGACGGGACATTCATTGGCAGGTGATCTGTGCGTCCAGCGACTGCGCTGTGAATCGGCCCAACGTGTATCTTGTTAGCTTGGGGTGCAACTGGCTTTTGTATAAATGCAGGCGTATGCCCACCAAATGCACGATGCTTACGAGCCGTGCTAAGGGCAATAGCTACGGCTTGTTTTTGGGGGCGTCCAGAATCAACAAGCTCTGAAATGTTAGAGCTGACAGTTTTCCGTGAAGAACCGGGCTTAAGGGGCATTAAAACCTCACGAATAACTTATGGATACGGCCTGTCCCGTACCCGGAGCAACAACAATGCCATTTGAAACAGGCATATTTACAATTGTAAGTCCTACAGTCATAGGAATCTTAAATATAGGGCTAGAGGTAACGCCAACAGCATTGGCATCGTAAATCGTACCACTTGTAGTTCCCGGTGTCGTAACGCTTACCACAGCTATGCTTCCAGATCCCGATTTAATCAAAGTAGTAGCAGTAATATTGGCATATGTATAGGAAGCGCCGGACGCAGAGAACCTGTCAAGTTTGTTGGAAATGCCGTTAATGGCAGTAACAATGTTTTTGGCAGTTGTTAAAATGTCATCTAATGAGGCCACGTTAAGCTCCTGCCTTTTCTTCCAGCACCTTAATGCGGGCTTCCAATTCCTTAACAGTATTAACAAGCGCAAAAATAAGCTCACTTGTATTCACCGTTTTGTAAGCCTCACCTTCAAAGTCATGATCTTGTACCATGCTAGAGAATGAAGTTTTTTCAATGTCTTGAGCAATAAACCCGACAAATTTGCGGCCATCATCTACAGTTCCGCCCTGCCCATTGTACTGGTAATAAACAGGCTTCAAGTCTGCTACGTCTTTAAACCCGACTGTGTATGGCTCAATATTCTTTTTTAACCGCTCATCAGACACGTTTGTCCAAGCCGTGAAGCCAAATGCGTTGGCCGCAGTTATTCCAGATCCAAGCGTAAATGAGCTTGTTGTATAAATATATGCTGTGGAGCCCCCAACAGCGCCAGCCATCTGACTACCGTTGCCATAGATTGACGTATTGCTGGCAAAGTTAATGCTGCCATATCCACCGCTATATGTGTACGAGATGCCGGGTGAGACAATAAAGCTAGTCCCCGTCACACTGCCGCTAGATTGTATATTACCAGCATATACAGTTAGCGCAGACCTGAAGGTAGCAGCACCACTCTCGAACTTTAGACAAGCGGCTCCGCCTGTAGCACTGTTGAGATATAAGTCTCCACTTGGATTGCCATAAACAGATGTGTTGGACCCTAGCTGGACGCCACCATATGGACCAGACTGCGACCAAAGATACGCATATTGTGTACCTACAGTATTTGCTGTCCCAGAACCTGACCATATAGCAGAAGATTGGATAGTCCCGCTGGCAGACAAGTTTACGCCAGAACCTAATGTAAATGTATATGTTGACCCAGAACCACTTGCAGCCCACATTTGTGTAGATGAACCGCCGCCAACAGTATCAATGTTAGCAGTCATAATGGGGGTGGAAGTGCTGCCATTATAAGATACTGAGGCATATTGGCTTAGATTTAAATTGACATATGTGCCAGTTTGCCAGAAAGCAGCCTTGCTGGATGGCGAAAGAGCAAAGCCGGTAGAACCGGATGACCCGCCAGTACCAGATGTCTGGATTAAACCGCTCTTAGGATCGCTAACCGTCCAATGGGACTGGGTAGATCCATTACTTAAGCCGCCAGTCAAATTGCCTTCAAAATTACAGCCGGAAACATTGAAATAATCAGCAGTAGTTCCGGCGATTTCGATGCCGTATTTTTGGTTTCCGTAGCCAGCTATGTAGGAGCTCATGCCAGCATTGCAGTTGGCAATGGTAAAATACTGCGTTCCTGCCGCAATATAAAGGCCGCTCTTAGCGCCGGAACCGGCAGAATACGAGTTGTTTAAGAACGAACAGCCATCAAAGATAAGATCCTTAGAAGTGTTATTAACGTAACAACCTTCAGCGCCACTAACGGCAAATTGGCAATTTACAAACGATGCTTCGATACAATTACTAATTGTAAGGCCCGGATAACCGGATGAAGTACGGCCACCAGAGAACCAGCAATTTGTAAATACAAGATTCTGGCCATACTGGATGTATGAATCAATTCTACCGCTGTCGTAGAATCCATTTAAAAAATAGCAATGAGCTGGGCTCCCCAAATATGTTGGGGCAGTGCCTGATCCATTTGCTGTGCCGGTAATAAGCAACGGGCGGTTATTATTATAGAACTCGCCGTCTTTAATGACGCACCCTTGAGTATATCCACCGTTCAGACAAATTGCAGCACCGCTTAAAGTTCCAGATGGATCAACATTTAAAACTAGGTATTGGCTTAAGGTGACATTTGCAGACTGATTTAAATAAACCCCATACCGTTTTGTATTGCTTCCAACTGTTCCAATAAAGATATTGCTGTAAAAGCAACCATTTTCCCAATTACTTTGGATAGCATCGTAGGAGTTATAGACCGCAAGATTAGTTACAACGGTATTAAATACTTGCGTATTAGCAGCACCGCCCGCACCTTGTGACAAAAAGCCAGACGTATTGATGGCTCCTTGTGTCGAATATGTCAAAGTCAGGTCTAAAAAAGCATTATTGCTGGCAGTATTTTTGATTACGTTTTTAGCTGTATTCGATTGCTTTAGAATAGCTGTTCTGAACCCAGCACCACGCAGTGTGATATTAGATACAGAAACTGCAATTTCGTCACTGATAAGGTATGTCCCATCAGGGAAAAAGACCGTTGCGCCACCATTTGTAGCTGCATATGCCGCAGCAGCCGTATAAGCTGCTTGGATGGCAACAGTGTCATCCGTAACGCCATTACCCGTAGCACCATACACAAATACGTTGAACCACCCGGCTTGCCCTGCGACCAGAGCTGCAAAGTTGGCATCTAGGTATGAATTACCAAGTATGTACGGGACATTAGCCATTAGTATTTGCCATCAGGTTGTAGCCTATAGCGCACATTACCAATACGCCAAAAGCTGCCTATATCGCTGCTAGATATACTGATAGACACCAAACGCCCTCGTATTCGAGGCGTAATGTATGTTGTAGCCTGAGTCATAGTGAAAATGGGCGATGATTGCGGCGTTTGACCGGCATAATCAGTATAGAAAAACTGAAGCTGAACTTCAGCGTTCTGTGTGCCGCCAAAATAACCCCACTTAAAATCAGGCCATACTTGATCTATAAATGTTTTTAAATCGCCTTCCTGCATGGTAAAGTAACCAGTGCGGAATGATGAGTTCATTGCTACAGCTACGCCGTTACTATTAACGGCATCCGGGGATGTTTCGTGCTGTACGAGATAGCTGCCAGTGCTGCCGGGAAGGACTCCAGCCCCAATAGGCGGGCCTAGAACGGATTCATTTATCCATGCGGTGCGGGTAAGAGTGCCGTAGTCCCACTTTTGCAAATTAACATTGTATTTAACGTAGTTTGTAACTTCACCACCGTTTGATTTGCTGGGGTAATACCAAGCAATTTCCCCAAACCGTGAGTTAGCAGCCACGCGGATTCTCTTTAATGCGGCAGCAGAAGTATCTAGATCTTGGAAGATTACGTCCCAGATTGGGCAGACTACTGGCTGAACACCATTGGGGCCAAGCATATAGAACTGGCTTGCACCCATCCAATACACTATGCCGCCAAGAGAAGTTGCAGCCTTTTTAGCTATCAGACCGCAACCAGTAGCAATTTCGTTGAACTGATAAACGTAAGGCAAACCAACGTACTGCATGGCCCAAATGGCAAGATCTGTCCAAATCAGGCCCTGTTGAGGACCTTGAATGCCACCAATAATTTTTGAGCCCTTTGGGACACGGTATTCGCCAGCCTGATTGGTGGGAAGCGCAATCCATGAATTGTAATCGTTAACGTCACACCAACGGATCAAAAGCGGATCTTGGATGCCGTTATCTGTTGATCCATACGCAATGATTTGCCGTTGAGGCATAGCAGTAAATATGCCTTCGTTAACAGGCGGAGATTCAGGAATAATGTTAGCTGTTGTCTGCCCGGATATAGGCGACCAGCTATATACTGGAGTAAACGGAACATCATCAATCGTTGTCTCATGGCTGCAAGCAAGAAGAATCTCGCCCCAGTTATCTAATGTCCAGTCTGTAGATGGGATTTTGTCACCAGTTCCGGGGGTTACTCCACCACCGTTACCCGTGCCGTAAATGCCACCATCATAAGTTCCGTAGCCATATCCAGTGCCAGAAACCGCACCGCCAGTGCCCTTGCTGTAAATATATCTGGCATTACCGCCATTCATGTAAGCAGATGTCGATGAAGTCGCATTTGATGCTACTTGAATATAGAATGTAGTAGATGCAACGCCACTGACAATGTAATTACCAAAGATAGTAACGCCGCCGACCGTTGTAGAAATCAAAGCTGCAAACGTGTCGCCATTAATATATGTATGATTGTTAAGGGTCACTGTAACCACACTACTGCCGCTTGTAGTTGTATATTGCGGTACAGCGCCGCCTGCGCTCACTGTAGAAGTTGCTCCTAATGGAGCGCCCAGCACGTTGGTGGCAGTAATAGAATATTGTGTGGAGCTGATATTGGTGCACGAATAAAGGCCAGAAAGAATCAAGCCACCAACACTAATAGGCGTAACAATATAAACGGTATCAAGAGAACTAACATTTGCCGTAACTGCATCTGTAATAGTTACAGTTGAGGATAAGGCTGTTGTTGATAGGGCAACAGTTGTATCATCATATAGCGTTGTCGGTGTAATTTCTTGTGAAGTAGCACCAGTAAAAACAGCAAGATAAGATACGTTCGCTGTACTATTACCCGTCCCCACCGCTAAATGAGAATTAGCGTTAGTATCTTCCCAAGCCCACAGAGCACGGACAACGGCTGGCATAGCAGCTTGGCCAGAGTTGGGATACTTAGTCCAACCACCCAGCTTCTGTGTCAAAGCGCCTTGTACGCGATCTGGGATGAATCGGATCAAATTAGATGTAGAAATGCCAGTCTCATTAAGAGCTGGCGTTTCGTTCTGATCGACGCCGGGGTTGAGCTTGACACTAGCATGAGCCATGTTTTAGCCCCGTGATGGAGTTGCAACGGGTGACGGTGACTGAGAAGTCCACCCAGAAGCCTCAAACTTCTTACGAGCTTCCTCAACAGCAGCACCTTTCAGCAGGGCCTGATACTGGCTCTCATAGCTGACTGCCATCTGCGGATCATCGTTTTGGCGACCAAAGTTGCGTTGATAGGCTGAAATATAGATCATAGAAGCCATAATGAATACATCAGGCAGATATAGGCTGATAAATGTTGTTTGATTTGTTGCTGACAAACTGGCAGGGCGGTATGTGCCGATAATCTCGACCCCGTAACTTGCATCAGGTACTGGGCCAACTAGGAACAAATTGTCATTAAATGGTACGAAATACTGTGGCAAACCACGATCTGCTGAAGCATTTGAACCGTACACTGCGTCCAAGAACTCTTTTGTAGTTGGCAAACAAGGGTTTCTGGTAGCAGTGGAAGCATCGGGATTAGACTGACCAACCGGAGTCAAAATGTTGATTTGTTCACTGACAACGATTGCCCCATCAGGAATAGTCAATTGTCTGTTGCCAGCAGTCAAGCTATAACCTGTTAAGGCGGTAGAGGTAAAAAGGAAGTCAAGATCCCTGTACATACGGTTTTCCGCGTATGTAATCATCTGGGGCAATACAATCTGGAACTCTGTGTTTGTTGACTCAACCACTGCCATAGTGGCAATTTGAGATACATAACTGGTAGTACCAGCCACGCTGCCATTGTACGAAAGACCAGTAGTCATATTTCAATTCCTTTAAATGCTGATTATAGCACTTATTTCTGTCCTTCGCACCATCCCTCTCGGCGGGCATTGTTCACTTTTATCTCTGTAATTGTCAGATCAGTGTCTTTCTTGGACCAAGATACCGGCTTCCAGACGCTGCAAACAGCCCCATTAGTCACGGGCGTTGCCGTCAGACTGGCGCAATTTGTCAGGGGAAGTACCAGCAGCATCACCAGCGCGTATCGCATTTTCCATTCTCCTGACAGCATCCGCAGTTGCAGCGGCCTCAATTTCAGCCACAGCATCAGCCCTAATCTTCCAATAAGCGCCAGCCGCCGCCATGAAAACAATGATTCCTATGGCGACATACCGACCTACGGGGGTGAATAGAAAAGCTATCATACCCCGTGCTTCTCTAAGTTCTGTTTACGCCAGTACCAGATAGCCGCCCCAATGCCGACCACAGCTAACATGATTAGGAAATTCATGTCCTGAGCCATTGCGATAGCTGACCCAAACAGGCCATTGGCCTCCTGAACCTGCGTCATTACTTCTTTCGCAGCCCCGACAGACCCTAAAGCTCCAAGAACAACGGCTCCATTGGCCTGTTTGCTCTCAGTAATGGTTTTGACAGGAACGGTGTCCGGCTCAACCCTTTGGTCTTCCTCAACCACTGGCTTGTTATTTAAATCACGCCACCATTCGGATTCTGCCCTGCGGCGACGAACTAGCCCCGGCAATTCCTTACCTTTGGCCTTAGTCCACTTCATCAGCTCATTAGGGACAGCATCAAAGTCACCTGCATTTACCCGCTTGAGAAGGGTTGAGGATTTTAGGTTGCCGACACCAGCATTATAGCAAAAGTCCACCAGAACATCGAACTGGTGCTGGCTAAGGGGAACCTTGACTAGATCGGCCACAGGCTTCTCGTATTTGACCAAATCTCGCTTTAGGATTTCTTCAGCTTCAGCTTGAGTGATCGTAAGACCTTCAGTGACATCAGGTGCGCCAGCGGCGGAAGTATGGCCGTAGCCAATAGTCCAAATGGCTACAGGGTCTTTGTAAGCCTTTAGCTTGCAGCCCTCAAACTTCTTGAGAAGGGCGTCTATGCCCTGATCTGACATACGCATGATTATCTGCCCTCAATATTGAAATTCAAGTTCTTATGGTCTGGATAAGCAATGATGACATTGCCTTCTGGACACTTGTAAGTGATGCGGGCAATCAGCTTTGCGCTGCCCAAAGCCACACTTTCAGGCTTTTCGATTGTCATTGTGTAGCCAAACTTGTCCACCGTAGGGCTGGCTGGTCCAGAGAACGTGGAGACAGATGAGGATGCCTTATGGACAATGAAATTAGCATCCCGAACTTCAAGGCCAAAAGCCTCAACTGTGCAGTCATCGCGGATCTTTTGCCGCGCAACAACTACCTTGAACTCACCAGAAGCTGGCCCATTTGAGATACTGAAATGATCTCCATCCCATTCTAGGATGTTTTTGGGTCCGGGTTTCATTTTATCATAAATAGAATACCCACCACCAAACAGCGTGACAATTGCAGTTGCAGCCGCAATAGGCTTGGTAATGGAGTCCGCAGAAATCATTTGTCAGCCTTATTGTCTAGCTTATCGTATATACGCTGGAACATATCTTCTATGTGTTTCATTGTTACTTGGAAATCATCTTTTGAAACGTAACTTTTGGGCAAATCTACTTCAATTTCGTGCAAATCCCGTCTTAATTCGTTGACTGCATCATAAATTGATCGGGCAAACCAGCCAATGACCGCAAGTGTTGTCCCACCTGCTAAATTAATCAGCGTCTGCGTGTCCATCAGGCTCATGATCCGTCTCTTGTTTGCCCATTACATACACAAGATTCGCCTGTAATCTAGGGTCATCAGGAGCATGTTCTAAAGCCAGCTTTGCCTGCTCAATAGATATATCAAACAGATTCATATGCCAAGCTGCTATGGACAATAAATCATGCGCCCAATAGCCCCAAACTGCTGGATCGCAAGTATAAACTAGCTGCCGGTCCACAATCTGAAGTGCCCGCATAGACATGGCAAAACACTCAGGCCACCGATTCTGGCGATAATAAAGCATAGCTAATTCGCACCACGGCTCACGGGTATTGGGAGCTTCACCAGCCGCCTGTAGATACCACTTCTCAGCCTCGTACCAGTTGTTCTTCTCGCTGTAGCACTTACCCAGCAGCCTCATGGCGTAACAGCGTTCGTTTTGATTGCTCGCTGCGTCCAGAGAAAGGTACTTGTTCAAAGCAACAATTGCCTCATCCCAACGCTCATAAAACGTCAGTTCACGGCTGTAATAGAAGAAATGGGTAGGTTGGCGGTCATCTTCTTTAACCGCAACTTCCAGTATTTCCATATACTGGCCGCGAGACTTGGTTGGGTCTGGATGATGACTAACCAGCAATTTAGGGACCCAAGCCTTAACTTCTTCCACACGGGCATCAATACGCAGATCTTCGTGACACGGGTGGAACCAGTGATAGCCATGACGGCTGTGGATCTTGCGATAAGGGAACTTAATGCCCATACCCCAGTCAAAATAGTACCAGAGATTAGTGGTTTTTCCCTGTTCCCAAACTTCTTCAATAGCCTCACGCCAACCGGGCTCCAGCACCTCATCCAGATCTAGACTAATACAAACATCTATATCGGCGGGGATAAGGGCTAGGGCAGCATTACGAGCAATGTCGAAGCGCCACGGGCGTACATGAATGTTATGGACTACCGCCCCACAATCACGGGCATAGTCTATAGTCTTGTCAGTGCTTCCAGTGTCTGCGACCAGAATCAGATCAGCATCTTTAGCAGAATTGCAGAACCGTTCGACAAACTGTTCTTCGTTCTTCGCAACAGCGTACACGCATATTTTCAATGGCATGTTACCCCCTATGCCAAATTGATGATCGCGGTCGATGTCTCCCGATCAATCACTAAAACACCTTCGCAAGCCAAGTTCCACTCACCGTAAGCAAACTCATTGTGGCACGGCACATTCACTTTGAAGTTCTTGAAGAGATATTCTTTATCATTTTCAAACACCCGCCACTTGTGGTCTGGAGTGCCACGCGAAGGCTCCCCAGCACTCTTATTGTATCTGATGTGATACTTCATTAGATCACCTCAGCCGCCGGAGCAGGAGGATTGGCAATGACGCTCAGATTGAAATGAATGAATGTCACTGGATCTTCAGAGCCGTTGCGCGTGAATGAGTGTGGCAACCAAGCGTTTGTGAAGATCATGGTCCCAGCCTCTGGAGCCACATTGATCTGATTACTAGCACCGCTGATCTGGGCTATATCAAACTCAGGCAGACTGGCCTGCACCTTTCCGGCGCGGGGGTCATGGAATGTGGCCGCAGAGCCGCCCTGTGGTGATCTGAGGAAGTAAAAGCCGATGATCTGTGAGCCGTAGGGATGAACGTGTTGGTCCATGCCTGAGTATTTGTAGTGGTGCTGGCCCCACATTTCTGTAAATGAGGTGCTAAACTTGGGCATGTCATAGCCCTGACCGCCAAGAATGTTCCACGCCGTGCTGCCGATATATCCGCAGAAGTCTTCTAGGCGCGGGTCTTCAAAGAGATTGTCGGTCATGTAAACAGGGTAAATTTCGTTATGTTGACCCTGTTCTTTCTTGCGCTTTTCAATGTATTCATCAACGACTGGACGAACCGTGTCTAAGAATTGTGGCTTCTTAACTACATAAATAGTCGTAGGAAAACAGTGTATTTGCTCAAGCTCGTCAGTCATACCTTTTCCCCTCAAGGACGACGAAGTTCAGCCTGCATCTTCTCCATGTTGGCAATTTCTTCTGGTGTCAGGTCACGGACAATCCATGAAAAGACCCACTTGCCATCACGAACAAACGGCTCAGGCGAACGGGATACCGTTTGCGTCTTACCGTCATAAGTTGGATCGGCATCAATTTCAACATAGTGAATGCGAAATCCATGCAGTTTATATGCGTCAGTGTTGGGAAAAATCTCAACAAAGTCGGAGTAAGGCGTGTAGCCAAAGCCGGGGTTGTCCCGCATCAGCTCTTCAGCGCCGTAGGGGTATTCGACAAACTGATTGTCGGTCGTTGTTTTGACGTATCCAGTCACGATTTATCCTCCAAGAATATGGGAGCCTGACGAGTAAGAAGGTCCAGACGCTCACTTTTTCCAGCCAGAGCCGTAAAGACTTGCTTGATGTGCGGCACAATCTTTGTCTCGAAGTCTGGGTGGCAGCGCATGGTGTTGAGGTGATCGTGCGGGATATTGCCCTGAGACAGAATGAAGTTCTCCACACGGCCCTGCAACTCACCCAGCCACTCGTCGCGCTGGTGGGCCTCATTGGCCTCCAACATGGGGAGGTGGCCGTATTTGCGTTGCGGATCAAGCTCCGCCATCAGGTCGTTGATGGTCTTCAGCTCCATGATGGCGGCTTCATGGTTATTGCGCCATGTGTCTTCAGCCGACTTGCATTCAATGATGGTGGCCTCAGCGACCATCTTTTCCCACGGCTTTTTGTCGGGGTCAGCGATGATTGCCTCATTCTCCATGATCTTGGCTTCGCGCTTCATCTT